TCGTGAGGTACGTATGAAAGGTGCTCCTTCTATGACTTGGGGATATATTGATGGAACTCGCAGTCACTTAGGCTTTGCTAAGTCTCAAGGAATGCAGTCTGCAAACAAATTCCCTGGTTATGAAATTTGGATGAAGGATCGTTGTGATGTGTTCATTGAAGATTTGTCTCGTACAGTCTTAATTGAGGAAATACCACAATTCTAAAAACTTAGAGCAAGGTTAGAACTACGCTCTACAAATACCGAGAAGAATTCCCCCCCACTCTCCCAAGTGGGGGAGTCTTCTCACCCACCCCAGATGGATGAATGAAATTAAAACCCTCATTGCATAGCCTTCAATGGTAACCATCTGCAAATAAACCAAATAAAAAACAACTACATATGGGTAAGATAGGCAAAATCTCCACTTTAAAAAAGGAGTACAATAACTCTCTATTGCAAACAATGCAAGGAGGACTTGCAACAAAAGGCTTAACAAGAATTCCTGGTACAGGTGTATTCAAGTATCCTTATAAAGAACTTGATGGTCAGTATAGAACAGGACTAGATGCTAATTCTGCATACATTAGAAGAATTAGTGATAATTTAGAAAGAGAGCTAGAGATTGAAAGAGTAACAACCTTACGTGCAAAATTAGAAGCTGCATTAGGTGATATTGACTTAGGTCCTCGTTCTAGTTTTTGGAACTATGGATTATCAACTTCTACAGATGATTCTTTGCATATTCAAGCTGTTAAATTAATGGATGGTGATAACTTCTTTGATTTTAGTAATCCTTCACAAGAATTAGCTTTTGCATGGTTAAGAGTTCATCCAACAATCGCATCAAGCTATGGAGCTTGGGAGCGTGGTGAATTTCCAGCAGATACACAATTCTATGTTGCAGATGATGAAATTGAAAGTGCAATCATCTTTAAGAAGAAACAATTAATCAACAAAGCTATTGCTAAGTTTGACGGTATGTCTCCTGAAAAGAAAAGAAAAGTTGCAAGATTATTAGGCCTACCTATATCAGAAGATACTAAAGAAGATGTTGTATACAACCAAGTAGATAATATTCTTAAGCAAACAGAGTTTAAGAATGGTAAATATCAAGGGTTATCAACAGTTGAAGTGTTCAATAGATTTGCTGACATGAAGGAAAACTTACTCCATATTAAAGACTTAGTAAAACAAGCCATTACACATTCTATTTATAGAGTTAAACCTAATGGTAAAATATATGAAGGTGAATTTGAAATAGCTTCTGATGAAGATGATTTAGTCAAATTCCTTGTAGACGAAGATAATCAAGACCAACTATTAACACTAGAAGGTAAATTGAAAACTAAAAAATTAGCATCTGTATGATCCCAGTAGATAGTTTATTATATAAGATTGATCAGAAACTAAATAAACTATCAACTAACGAGCATCAACAAATTAACCTAGAAGACAAAATCCTAGCTTTAAATGAAGCTCAGATTAAGCTTATAAAGCAAAAGGTTGATGGTACAAATACGGTGAATGGTTTAGGTCTAGATGCGTTTAAAAAGCGTTATGAAGATCTTCAAAGTTTGGTTGAGACTTACAATCATCAACCTCTTAATTTAATAATTAAGAACCCTGAATTAAATCAGTGGGCAGCTAACATACATCAACTTGTTCCTAAATACATGTTCTATATAGATTCATATATATTAGCAGATAAAGGAAGATGTACAGATAGAAAGATTTGGATTAATAGAGATCTTGCAAAACATGGTGATTTACAATACTGTTTAAACAACACGCATTATAGACCATCATTTGAATATCAAGAGACCTTCAACTTTCTATCAACTGATGAAATTTCTATATTTACAGATGGTACATTTACACCTAAGGATATATATATTTCTTACATGAGATATCCTGAATATATAAATAAGACAGGATATGTTATGCTTGATGGATTACCATCATTTGATCAGGATTGTGAACTTGAACTATATCTAGAAGATGAGCTTTTAGATCTTACAGTTGAAAATCTAGCAATGTACACTGAGAATTCATCAGCTGTTCAAAGTGCAGCATACAGAATTAAAACAAACGAATAACTTTTTTACAATTTAAAATAAAACAAAATGGCAGATTTTTCTTTAACCACCCTCTTTGTTGTTCCAGTAGGCAATTCTTTACCTAGCTCTGGATCTACACAAGACTTAACTGCTGGTCAGTTCGGGATTTTCAAAAGTGATTACACAGTGGCTAACGCTGGTAACATTGCTGCATCTCCCTATTTCTATTTAGCTCAAGGTAGAGTAAATACTTATTTACAAGGCTCTAAAAGATCTGACAAGATCAAAGGATGTCCTAGTGGATCTGGATGTAGTTCAAATGTAACAGAATGGTACAAAGTTACAGGATGTCCTACAGCAGCGAATCAAGTAACTGAGATTGGTGATTTCACTGTAAAATGTGGTGAAATTGTTACATTAACATTACGTGGTTTCTCTAGCTACATTAACACATTGTATTTTAATGGTTTCACTCGTAGTGTAACTGTTAATGCACCTTGTTGTGATTGTGGTGGAGATCCTTGTACAGATGTGGATGTTCCTGCTTTAATTGATGATTTAATCTATCATTTAGAATTAAAGGCTCCAGGTAACAACCCTGATAACATTAGCTTTAGCACTTTCTATCAATTCCAAAGAATTGGTGATGATGCAAATGCTAAATTAGTTATTAGTGGTAAGCCATTAACTGTTTATGGACAACCTTGTGATGTTGCTGCATTCCCTTTTGAATATGATCGTTTCTATTTCAGAACTTTCATCTTCTCTGGTCCAGCAACTACTGCTGACTTTATTGTAGCTGATCCTTGTAACAATGTTGCAACTCCAGTGATTACACAACGTTCTTCTTATCCGTATGGCACTTCTGCAGAAATTCAACAATTAGAAAAGAATTTCTATAGCTACCAAGCTGGATACTTAAAGCATTTATATAGAATGGTTGGTTACAACGAGAACTTTGAAAGCTGGGTAACAGATGGTACAACTTATGATACCTTCTATATTAAATTCAATGAGTATGACAAATCTGCTTATCAATGGGGTGATTACATTATGGAAGATTCTACAGTGATTGTTGCTGCTCCTCAAGCATTAACTGCTGCAATTGAATCTATATTAGAAGCTGCATTAGGAACTGTTGCTAGTGATACTGCATGTATTACAACAACTAGTACTACAACTACTGTATGGCCTTCTACATCAACAACAACTACTTTAATTCCTTAAGAAAGAAAGTAGCATCATATTAACCTATGCCAGAGGGTGAGAGGATTATTTCTCAAGTCCTCTGGCATTTTTATTTTAAATAACCATGACTTTAGATTTTTTAGTAATTAATACATTCACTACCAAAACATTAGGGATAGCTGATACATCAATTTATGATACAGATCCTCCTAATGTAAGTGCTGCTACAATGACTATCACTATTCCTGGATTTAGTCCTTCTGTAGCTATTCCATTTAATGTGAATAGTTTTAATGTATATAATTCTGTGATATTAGGACTTAGTTCTTTTCCTGTATACACACCTATACCAGATGGTGTATATTATTTAAAATATTCAGTTGCTCCTGCTAATGTAAATTTTGTAGAAAAAAGTATTATGCGTACAGAAATAATACAAGAAAAGTTTGATGATGCATTTATGAGACTTGATATGATGGAGTGTGACTTAGCTATTAAGACTCAATCAAAAGTAACATTAAACACTATAAATTATTTAATACAAGGATCAATTGCTGCTGCTAATAACTGTGCTGTAGATACAGCTAACAAGTTATATATACAAGCAGATAACATGTTAAATAATTTCATAAGAAATAATTGTGGATGTTCTGGTAATAATTATCAAATAAACTTCGTTTAACATGGCAAACTGTAGAGGATGTGGCCTCAAAGTAGGCTGTGGATGTCAATTAATTAATGGCTTATGTTCAGCATGTAATAATGCTGCTAAAAAAGCTGCTCAAAGAATTAGAAATGTTATCTCCAAGATTAACTGATTGCATAGCTGATGGTAGTATATCAGCATTACTATTTGATATTGATCAGAGGCTAGCAGCCCTAGCTAATGTTCAATATAATAATATTATATTCTCATTAAATTACTATATCCCTGGAGAAGTAATTGATGACTTACTACACTATAAACAAATATTAACATATAAACTTTGTAATGCAGATTATTGTAAATGTTTTACAGTGAAGATGATTGCTAGCAGAGTTAAAGTTTTAATACATAAATAAATTAAAAATGTCTTGCGAAAGTTGTTATAATGGATGTGTTCAGACTGTGTCTGATGAATGTGTTAGATATACAGGTATAAACTATGAGGCATTGGGTGTTGAAACAGGAGACAATTTAGTTTCTGTTGAACAAGCCATAATGAATGCTTTGGTTCCTTTATTATCAGGAGAAGGAGATGCTATTGCATTAAGTATATCTTGTCCTATAGTTGATTTATATTTACCTGCTCATACACCAAACACTCAAGAGTTATTTACTGCTACAGTATCAGCTATATGTAGCTTACAAGCACAAATATTTACTATTGATGATATATTAACTATACTAAATGCTGATTATGCAATTGATTGTCTTACAGGAGTAACTAGTTCTTCTGACACTCATGCTATTGTCCAAGCTATTATAAATAAGCTTTGTTTAACAGTATCTGACCTTGCTGCTTTTGAACTTGATGTAGATACAAACTATGTTAAGCTAGCAGATTTTGATGCATTGGTTGCTGCTTATTTAGCAGGATTACCTGGTTCTGGAACTCAGAACTATTTAAAAATGGTTCCTTATACAGCAGTTGAATATTATGGATCTTTAGCTAATTTTGATGGTACAGGTGCTGGTATTTCTGCATTAGGATGGAACAAAATCTATTTATGTAATGGATTAAATGGTACACCTGATAAAAGAGGAAGAGTTGGTGTAGGTGCTATTGATGGTGTTCCTGGAGGGCCTTTGGATGCTGAAGTTAATCCTTCATATGCAGGTAATCCAAATTATGCTTCTACAGATACACAAGGTGCAAATTCTGTTACATTAACTACAGCACAAATTCCTTCACACACACA